ATTCCCGAGAGCCTCAAGGACCACCAAGACCTTCTCGACAAACTGGATCGATACGCAAGCACCGTCCTTTGTAATGAGGACGATGCGCTGCGTCAGTCGCAGCTGCTGCGGCTATATGCCGACGAGGTTGGCTGCCCGATCAATGAGCGGACCGCCGCAATTTTGCTGACCAAGGCCCAGGGCCAGATTGCCGGAGTGTGCGCCCCCCGTTTAAGGGGCGAACGCATGGATACGACCCCGACGCCTTGGGCGTGGGAGGGCGTCATTATGTCCGGCACCTTCAATCTGTTGGTCGCCCCACCAAAGGTGGGTAAGTCCGCGCTGATGGTCGGCATGATCAGCGCATGGTTCCACGGTCAGGAGACATACCTGGGCCAACGTCTACATGGCCCCTGCCCCAAGGTGTTCATCATCGGGACAGACCAGCCTGAGAACGACTGGCACACGCTGTTTAAGCGTGAGGGCCTGATTGATCGTGACGGCAACATGGCCGGGCCGATTGAGATGCTTTGGCACACGGGCGCACCGCTGCACCTCACACCTGAGGGCATTGACCACCTGGGCAAGATTGCTGAGCTGAATCCTGGCTCTCTGTTCCTGCTGGATTCGTACCACTCAACCGTTCAACCGCTGAACATCGACGAGGCCACCAGCGCCTTTGATGGCCCCGCACGAAAGCTGGCTGAAGTGCTCGCGCCTCATAAAGCCACGCTGGCGATGATCCACCACACCAACAAAAGCGTGAGCGGCGGCAACGCCACCAATGCCAGCAGAGGCAGCAACGCGCTACCGGCAGCAGCCAGCCTCACAATTTTGATGAATTGGTTTAAGCAGCCTGCCGAGGGGCAGACGCAGAATGATCATCGCGTCGTTCTCAAAACTCAGGGCCGTGCCAAAGGCACGACGCTGCTGATTGAGCTGACCGATGAAGGCTGGCAGCATCATGGCGATGGCGAGTCTGTCTTGGCGGCCGAGGCCATGCAGGAGGCATCAGACGACCTGCAGGGCCGACAGGCCGACATCTTCGATTATGTGTGCGAGCGGTGGGCGTCGGGTGAGTTTCCCTGCACAACTGCAGAGCTGCAGGACGTGGCCAAGTGCAACGCGAGCAAGGTCAACCGGGCGCTCCGTGCGCTGGAGAAAAAGGATCTTGTGCGGCAGGAGGGTCAGCTTGAACCGCTGGTTTCTGGGGGCCGTCCGCAGCTGCTGTGGGTTCCCAATACCCCCTCCCTGGAAAGTGGTGAAAGAAGGGAAACAAGGGAAACAAACCCTCGCGCGCACGATAAAAGAAGGGGTTATTCCCCTTTTTCCACTAAAACCCCCACTTCCGGGGGAGGGGTTGCTGAGGGGTTTTTACCCCCCTCTCCTGGCACCCCTGTAGAGCTGCATCGCAACGGGGCGTGGTCCAATGGCTGGGTCATTGCCGATACGAGCAAGCCCGACAACATTCGGGCAGCCAAGCTCGGCAGCCCCAGCGTCACCATCGGCAACCTCCGATGGGATCTTGATGTGCGCCTCTGTCAGTCCAGCCCGTTCAAGGATTACGAGCCTGAACCTTGGGAGCTTGACGAAGGTCCACACCCTGATGAGCGTCCACACCCTGATGAGCTGAACGATCCACAACACACCAACCCTTCTGATCTGTTTGATTTCTGATGTCTGAATCCAACCGCCGCTATCCCGTCCGCGTTGATGTCCGCCTGACTGAGGCTGAGCGCGAGTACTTGTCCCAAGAGGCCGTCAAGCGCGACATGAGCCGTCAAGATCTGATGCGCAAGCTGCTGCTGTCTGGCATCGACTCTGTTGAGCCGGTGAAGGATTACAAGCCTGTTGCTGTGTCAAATGGTCGTGATGCGATCGACCGCGCGATGACGGCAGTGATGCGCCAATACAACTGCGTGCCTGCTAGCAAGCTTGAGGGCATCATCTGCACCGTAATTTGCGCTCTAGCGGCGGAAGGTTGACGGTATGCCGCGGGTATGCCATATTTATGTCATCGGGAGGCGGGGACGCTTCCCACCATCAACACCTCAATCATGGATTTCCACAATTCCTGGCTCAACCTTTTCGACTCCTTCGAGCGTCATCAAACTGAACTCGAAGCCCGCGAAAGTCTCATGGTCCTCAGCCGTGACATTCAGCCCAAATACGAGTTTCAAGCCTTCCTTGACGGTGAGCTGCAATGGGCTGATCCTGCATACGACGACGCCGAACTTCAAGACATGAAAAATGAAGCCATCAACGCTGGCTTCACCTTCACCGTGGAGGAGTACGAGTAATGCCTGCTCCGGTCAATCGCGCCTCTCTTTCGTTCTCTCGACTTGCTGACCAATACATGATTGACGAGCTTTGCAAACTCAGCGGTCAGTCAACTTCCGCCATGTGCGGCATGTGCCTGTCTGAATACCTGCAACACAATTTTTTCAGACTCAGGGCTTTCTACGAAGAGACAGGATGGCAGCCTAGTTCTCCTGACGAACACCACTAAACACACGTCGGGGAGCCTGATGCCTGCGCTGTCCCCCGCTCAGGCTGAAAGCTATACAACACCTGTGCAGCGCATGACACGGGAAAGGCAGGGCGGGTTGAGGTCCGATCCATACCCCGACACCACAATTCTTTTTCTTCATGACAAACACCGAAACAACCACACACGAAACCTTCAGCGGTTCGCCTTATGCAGGCTGTTGGCTGACATGGCACCTTGACTGCCCAATCGACTTTGGTTGGGAGCTTTTGCAGTCAGCAACCTACGCAGCTGAGCACACGTCACCTCAATGGTGTTATTCCAGCCCTGCAGCTCGGTCAGATCTTTTGCAACACGCTGCTCATCTTGGATCGTTTTTCCAAATCATCGCCAATAACTCTTGGGCAACGCTTTCCGATATGCACACCTGGAAAGTGATTGCTGTGCCGACAGGTGACAACACTGTTGAGATTCAAGGCTTTGTTTGGAAAGTCAGCAACAGCGGAAGCACCTTTGTAACCCTCAAGCAGAAGTACGCCCAAGCCATTGAAATGATGTGCCCAGCTTCTGATCGCACTGATTTGGGCTTGTGCGTGATCCATGCGCAGGATCCCAAGTCGCGCACCGATGACGGGATCAAATGAACCAAGACGCTTACGCCCAAGCTATCCAACGCCACAATGACCTCAGCGCCTTTCTCGATTATGAGCGACGCCTCAGAGCTGCCTACGCCAAATCCAAAGATCCGCAACCTCCCAGATGGGGCAATCCAAGTTTTGGTCGGGGACTTCAAAGCGATCGTTAGTTCGATGCACCTTGTAGAAGACAAGGTTGTTCGCCTCACTGACTACTGGCGCAAAGCCCATCAGCCTGAACGCTTCTAGGCTACCCTTGCCTCAAACCCCTGTTAACTTCAGGGCATGGCAAAGAAATCAACCAACGTTGAAATTGAAGAGCGCGTAAACACTGTCTACAAGTTGTTGTTGCAGTCACATTCGCGCTTTGAAATCGTGCAATACGCCGCGAAAGAGTGGGGCGTACAACCTCGCCAAGCTGATGAATACTTGGCACGCGCAAGACAGCTCATCGCTAAAGACTCAGAGATTGAACGACCCGAATGGTTGGCTGCTGCGATTTCCCGTCTTGTGCAATATGAAAAACGCGCAGGCCGTGACGACAATCTGCAGACCGCAATCAAGGCGTTAGAGACCCAGGCCAAGCTGCTGCGCTTTGACATCTGATGTCACTGCTGACAGGCCTGACAGACGCTGAGCCGCTCTTAGCTTTCGCCACGCCGCCGTCTTCACAGGACACTGAAGAGATCATCCGGCGCATAAAAGCTGATTTGCACCCTGGTCAGTTGGCGTTTGTTGAAGACAGCGACACGCAGATCCTGGGGCTGACTGCCGGGTATGGCGCGGGCAAGACCCACAGCCTGAATGCAAAGTCGGTGGTGCTTGCTGTCCAGAACCAAGGGCACACCGGCATCGTCATGGAACCGACCTACCCGATGATTCGCGACATCTGGAAGGCGAGCTTTGACCGATTCCTGGAGCAGTACGGCATCCCGTACACCTATCGGACCAGCCCACTGCCGGAATACATCCTGCACTTGGAGAAGCCGACGACCATCCTTTGCCGGTCAATTAAGAACGGAACGTTCTCAGCGGTTGGTGTGAATGCTGCCTGGGCACTGTTTGACGAGATCGACATTCTCCGCCTGGTCGATGCCCAGAACGCTTTCGAGAAAATCCTGGGTCGTTTGCGTGTTGGAAACAAGCGCCAATTTGCTGTGGCCAGTACGCCTGAGGGGTATCGCTGGCTGTTTCAACAATTCGGCAAACCTGAAATGCAGGACCGAACAGACAGAAAGCTCATTAAAATGCGGACGGCGGATAATCCACATCTGCCCCCAGACTTCATCGAACGGCTGCAGGAGAACTACGACTCCGCCAGCCTTGCTGCCTACCTCAACGGAGACTTCACTCTCCTAAACAGCACGCAGGTTTACGACAGATTCGACCGAGCGAAGCACGTCATTCAGGCGGCCCCGGTCAACCTCGACAACGAACCGCGTCATTGGGGCATCGACTTCAACATTGGTAACTGCAACGCCGTCTGCGGTGTGCGTCTGGGCAATCAATTCCTAGTTATCGACGAAGTAAAGGCTCATGACACAGATGCCTTGGCTGCAGAAATCAAGCGAAGATCTGCCCATCTTCCTGTCCCTGTATATGTCTACCCAGATGCATCAGGCCAGAACAGAAGCACGAATGCATCAGCCACGGATTGCGAGTTGCTATCCAGAGCCGGTCTATCGGTCATCGCCGGTCGTTCAAACCCTCTCATCCGCGATCGGGTGGCTGCTGTTCAAGCTCTTCTGGAGAACGGGCGGCAGGAAGTCAGGCTGCAAATCCTTGCCAAGTGCGAACGAATGATCGAGTGCCTGGAGCTTCAGAGTTACTCAGAACGCAATCCTGAAGAGCCAGACAAAGAGGCTGGATATGACCACCTCAATGATGCTTTGGGCTATGCAGTGTGGTCTCTGTATAACCCGCTCCATGCTCGTGCTGGTCGTGGTACTGGAATCAGGCTTTACTAAACTGATCGCATGGGTGGGATTTAGCTGTGTATTCAGGTTCGGGTTTCTCTGGCCGTGTCCGCGTTAGCACCGAAAGGACCGTTGATGCCCCGAATAATTCTTGGGTGCGAATGGAACCTGGGTGGCTGCTGATTGAGCAGCTCATGAAGGGAACGCGAGGAATCCGCCAAGGCCACAGAAAATATCTGCCGCAGTTCCCCCGAGAAAGCGACGAAAGTTACGATAATCGCCTCCAAAAGAGCGTTCTTAGCCCCTTCACAAAACGCCTCGAACTCATGTTGGCGGGCATGTTGACCCGCAAGCCTGTGCGCCTCACAGATGTCAGCGATGTTGTCACGGAGCAGCTATTTGACGTTGATCTTCAAGGAAACGACCTTCAGACTTGGTTATTCAACACATCCAGAATTGCACTGAGGTATGGCCACGTTGGCGTTTTAGTTGATGCACCCGCTGCAGGCCAGAACGGTCGGCCTTACTGGGTTTCATATTCTCCCAGAGAAATTTTAGGCTTCAGGACCGAGATAACTGAGGGCCAGCAGAAGCTCACGATGCTTCGCTTGTCTGAAACTGTCACAGTGCCAGATGGCAAGTATGGGGAGAAAGATGTGGAAAGGGTCAGGGTGTTAACGCCTGGCGCATACGAGATCCACGAAAAGGACGAGAAGGGCGATTACAACATCGTCGATGAAGGCACGACGAGTCTGAATGAGATCCCGTTTGCTGTGGCTTACGCCAACCGCACTGGCGTCTTGGAATCAATGCCGCCGCTGGATGACATTGCAGAGCTGAACCTGCAGCACTATCAGGTTTCATCTGACCTCTCAAATATTTTGAGCGTGTCGGCAATCCCCCTGCTCGCGATCTACGGGTTCCCGCAATCAGCGGAAGAGATCAGTGCTGGCGCGTCGGAAGCCTTGGCCCTCCCAGAATCTGCCAGGAGCGAATACATAGAACCCTCTGGCAATAGCTTCGACGCGCAGTTCAAACAGCTGGAGCAGATCGAAAGCAAGATCAACGGCTTAGGCCTTGCTGCTGTTCTTGGCGCAAAGCTGGTCGGCGAAACGGCAGAGGCCAAGCGGATCGATCGCAGCCAAGGCGACAGCACGATGATGGTCGTGGCGCAGCAGATGCAAGACATGATTGATAATTGCTTGCGCTTCCATGCGCAGTACATGCAGCAACCTGTCGCAGGCAGCAGCCAAGTCAATCGCGACTTCTTGGGCCAACGTCTTGAACCGCAAGAGATCCAGGCACTGCTGCAGCTCTATACCGCTGGCACGATCACCCAGGACACACTGCTGAACGAGCTGGCCAACGGCGACGTTCTCTCTGAAGACTTCGACATTGAAGAGGAGATCGAAGCCACGCAGAACGGCGGCCTAATCGAGATGGAGCGGCCTGAGCCCGAGCTTGCGCCTGAAACAGAGGCCACAATGCCAGAAGCAGAGCCGGAGGCAGAAGATGAGTTGGCTGGATAATCTGCGCAAGCGCAAGCCGGAAGAGCCCATTAACCGGCTGCTGTTCTTCTCAAAACAGGAGCTGACAGAGCAGACCTACGCGGTCATCAGGGTCACTTGGTTTCTTGAAGGCAAGATTGCTGGCGTTTCGGAAACGTCGATCGGCTTGTATGAGCAAGATGTGATCAGCGAGTTTTCGGATCTAGTCGGCAACGCGTTGCGTGCTGGCTGTGACGTGTCGGTGGCCTGTGTTGATGACCCGCAATATCTGGGCATTTATGACTCATGAGCGAGCTTCGAGAGATATTCCGAAACGCGATTGATCTGAATCGCTATAGCAACAGTGTGTCGCGACGTTTGATCCGTGCATACAACGACGCTGTGCTGGATGCTGTTGATCAGCTGCGTGGGATTGATGAGCTTGCGTCGCCTGTTAAAGCTGCACGGCTTCGGGCCATTCTCGCGCAACTGAGCGACTCACTTCGCACCTGGTCTGGCGACAGCATCGCCACGATGACCGAGGAGCTGCAGGGCTTGGCGGTGTTGCAGTCAGAGTTTGCAGCGGAGCAACTACAGAAGGCGCTACCTGCTGGCGCTGCTGCAACAGTTGGCACTGTCGAGATCAGTCCAGCTCTAGGGCAAGCGATCGTCACCAGTCAGCCGACGGTGGCCGGTGTTGTCAATCTGAGCGATAGCTTTGAGCGGATCGCAAGAAATGCGGTCACGTTTCAGCTAACCGTCGGGCAAGAGATAAGCCTGCCCAATGGTGAAGTCGTTCGGGAAGCGTTCAGAAAGATGTCTGAGAGGCAAGCTGAGTTGTTCAGCGTTGCTGTTCGGAATGGCTTGTTGGAAGGCGAATCTGTCCCAAGCATTGTCCGCAGGCTGAAAGGACGGCTAACCAAAGAGCAGCGTGGATCGATTGACACGATCATTGCGGCAGGCGGCCAAGCAACCAGCATCCCCAACAATCAGATCAGGGCCATCGTTCGCACCAGCGTGAACCAAGTGGCTGTCGCTGCCGATCGGATCATTGCTGCCGAGAACCCTGATGTAACGGCGAAGTATCGCTACACAGCGACGCTGGACAGCAGAACATCAGCAATTTGCCGTGCGCTTGACGGCAAGGTGTTCGAGCATGGCAAGGGGCCGTATCCGCCTCAACATTTCAACTGCCGGTCGCGCTACATCAACATTCCGATCGGGCTTGAGAAAGAGTTTGAGGAAGCTCGCGAAGACTACGGCGAGTGGTTGAACGATCAAAGTGATGCTGTGAAGCGTGATGCTCTTGGCCCTGAGCGTCTTGCAATGTGGAACGGAATGGTCAGAAAGTTCGGCCCATCTGATGCCATCCGTAAGTTTGTGGCTAAAGACGGCTCAGAGCTAACCTTGGAGCAGTTGCGCCAACGAGGCTATGGCACCTCTGCCCGCTAAATATCAGTTCAAACCTTCTGGCGCCGAGGCCAAGCCCAAGGCGACGGCCAAGAAAAAGTCCGCTAAAAAGGAAGCACCTTCGGAGGCCGACTGATGCCTGGACATTATGGGATGGGTAAGCCCAAGAAAAAGAAGAAGAAGGGCGGCAAGAAGAAGTAATGGCACGGAAGCAGCGTCGCGTTCCGAAGGACAAGGCCACCGGCCTGCCTAAGAAGTACCTGTCGGGTGCAAAAAACCGCGCTGCCAAGGCACGAGAGATCAAGCGAACCGCTGAGGCTTACAAGCGCGGCGAGTTCATCGACATCAAAGC